ATGGCATTAAAAGGATCATATGATTACAAAGGCATCGCGGTAGCAGATGCGTATGTAAAAATATCAAGCGTAAATTGGAGTTGTAGTAGCAATTCTGAGAATTACGTGAAGACTGCAGCTGTGTACAATTCTGATGGTACAATTAAAACTCCTGAAGTGAAAGCTGATAGGTGGACACAAAATACAATTGGAAATTGGCACGCAAATGTTTATAAAGATAAAGCTGCTAGAGATGCAAATCCTAACAATCACATCTGCTCAATAAGCGGATCATTTGATATGGACTTGAAAGATAGCGCTAAAAACCCTGTAAAACAGGCTTACGTTGCTGCAAAAGCAATGGATCTTTATAAAGGTATGGCAGACGCTTAATAGCAGTGACAATAGCTATTTAATATTGTTATATTATATGTAATAATATTAAAGTAAATTTTTAACAATTAAATTAAATTAATTATGAGTAAAGAAGTAGAAAATATCTCTGAAGAACAATTAAAAGAACTTCAAGGACACGTTAACAAAATTAACCAAGCACAATTACAGCTTGGTGGCTTAGAATCTCAGAAACATAACCTACTACACGCCGTAGTAAAAATGCAAACTGAGTTAACTGAGTTTCAAGGTAAACTAGAAGAGGAGTACGGAAAAGTAAGTATTAACATACAAGACGGATCTATTGCACCACTTCCTGAAAACGTGGAAGATGAAGCTGATACGCAAAATTAGTATTGGGAAAGATTATAAAAATGACGCAATGCATTACGCCGTTGGCCAAGAGGTTTACGGCGGGCACGTCATTTGTGATATTGTTGAGTCTGACACAAAGTTTAGCATTTTTATATCTAAAAATAAAGATGTTATACCTTGGAAAGACTTTAACAAAAATATGGCAATATCAGTAGAATATAATCTTGAGTATTAATGAATAGTACTTTTTATTTTTTAGTAAAACCTAAAGATAAACGTTATAATAATACTAAAAAAATAGGTAATAAAGAACTTATTTTAAACACAGAAATATCCTCATTTAGTAGCGTTAGTAGGCAAGCTATTGTAATGGGTTTACCCGTACAGTTTAAGACACCCATAAATAAAGGCGATGAGGTAATTGTTCATCACAATGTTTTTAGAAGGTGGCATAACGCCAAAGGCGAAGAAAAAAATAGTGGTAGCTATATAAATGATAGTCTGTATAAAATTGATGACTTACAAATATACGCTTATAAACAAAATGATGTTTGGAAACCTATACCTGGTTACACGTTTGTTGAGCCAATTAAAGAAGGTGTAGGTAAAGTTAAATACTCTGATATATATAGCAAAGAAGATATTATAGGTTATTTACCAGTCGCTGAGTACGAGTTTATTATCGATGATATTAAGCTATACAGAGTAAAAAACAATTTTATTACAATTAAATATGAATCTAAACCAGAAAAAAAAGAGTATAATTGAGGCTGGGTACAGGGCAGTTGACGAGTTAATAAAAGTTGCTAAAGAAAAAATAGTTGACAGTGATGATGATGTTTCCGCGGATAGATTAAAAAACGCAGCGGCAACTAAAAAATTAGCTATATTCGATGCGTTTGAAATACTAAACCGTATTGATGAAGAAAACGCTATTATAGATGGTAAACCAAAAGAGCGGAATAAGCCACAGGCTTTTGGAGGATTCGCAGAAAGTAAGTCTAAATAATGCACGAGCAACAGCTATATAAAACTATTGAACCAATAAAGATAAATACCATTAAAAGGCTCAATAAGGGTAAGAAATGGAAATATGGTTATAATAAAGAAAATCATATTGTAGTTATAAGTAAAACAGGGCAAATAGGTGATATTATAGAAATACAAAATCTTAAAATAGCTTTACCAAAGCAACCTAAAAAAATTACAAAATTTAAAAGCAACAAATGGGAGGTAACACCATATCCAAAAGAGCTTAATAGAATAAAAACTATATTTGATTGGAGAGATTATCCTAATGAATTTAAAAATAAATATATTGACTATATTGAAGGAGAGTTTACGAAAAGAGATGAAGGGTTTTGGTATTACAATAAGAACGTGCCTACTTATATTACTGGTACTCATTACATGTACCTCCAATGGTCAAAGATTGACGTTGGGCATCCTGATTTTAGAGAAGCAAATAGATTATTCTTTATATTCTGGGAAGCCTGTAAAGCAGACGTTAGATCATATGGCATGTGCTATCTCAAAAACAGACGGTCTGGTTTTTCATTTATGGCCTCAGGTGAAATCGTTAACCTTGCCACAATATCATCAGATGCGAGATTCGGTATATTATCTAAGTCTGGTGCCGATGCTAAAAAGATGTTTACAGATAAAGTTGTACCAATATCAGTCAACTATCCTTTCTTTTTCAAACCTATACAGGATGGAATGGACAGGCCGAAGACAGAATTGGCGTACAGAGTACCTGCGTCTAGGCTTACAAGAAGAAAGCTCACCACAGCCACAAGTGATCAACCAGAAGAACTTACCGGTCTTGATACGACTATCGATTGGAAAAATACCGGTGATAATTCATATGACGGTGAGAAATTAAAAATTCTTGCTCATGATGAATCAGGCAAATGGGAAAGACCAGATAATATATTAAATAACTGGAGAGTAACTAAAACAACTCTAAGATTAGGTAGTAGAATTATAGGTAAATGCATGATGGGATCAACGTGTAACGCGCTGGACAAAGGAGGTGATAATTTTAAAAAACTATATTATAATTCAGATGTTACCAAACGAAACAGAAATGGTCAAACTAATTCGGGTCTTTACTCTTTTTTTATACCAATGGAGTGGAATTATGAGGGTTTCATTGATGAATATGGAATACCTGTCTTTGAAACTCCACAAAAAGAAGCAATTGGTCCACATGGCGATGTCATTGACACGGGTGTTATTGAGCACTGGCAAAACGAAGCTGAAGGGCTCAAAAATGATCAAGACGCATTAAATGAGTTTTACCGTCAGTTTCCAAGAACCGAAGAACACGCTTTTAGAGACGAAACTAGAAACAGTATATTTAATTTAGTAAAAATATATGAGCAAGTAGATTATAACGAAGAGAATAAAAAGCCGACACGTGGAAATTTTGCTTGGGATAATGGAATAAAAGATACTAGGGTAACGTTTACTCCAGACATACAAAACGGTAGATTCTATGTGTCATGGATACCAACAGTTGATTTACAAAATAAAATCATAATCAAGGGAAATGGTAAATACCCAGGTAATGAGCATATTGGAGCTTTTGGTTGTGATAGTTATGATATATCAGGTACTGTAGATGGTAAGGGCTCAAAAGGTTCCTTGCATGGCTTAACAAAGTTTAGCATGGAAAATGCACCGCCTAATACTTTTTTTTTAGAATACATAGCAAGGCCACAAACAGCAGAAATGTTTTTTGAGGATGTTTTAATGGCACTGGTGTTTTACGGCATGCCACTACTTGCTGAAAATAATAAACCAAGATTATTATACTATTTAAAAAGAAGAGGCTATAGAGGTTACTCTATGAATAGACCAGATAAAATATGGAATAAATTATCTGTTGCTGAAAAAGAAATAGGAGGTATACCAAACTCTAGTGAAGATATAAGACAATCTCACGCTGCTGCTATTGAAAGTTATATATCGCAATATGTAGGTTTAAATAATGAAGGTGCTTACGGTAACGTGCCTTTTAACAGAACGTTAAATGATTGGGCTAGGTTTGATATAAACAAAAGAACAAAATTTGATGCCGCTATAAGCTCTGGATTAGCTATAATGGCGTGTAATAGACACCTATATAGACCTACACCAGAAAAAACTACCACAAAAATTAACTTTGGATTTTCAAGGTATAATAATAAAGGAACATTATCAAAAATTATAAAGAATGATTAAAACAAATAGTAAGTCTAGCTTTCCAAGTCAGGCGGTGCCTGATGCTGAGAAGTCTAGTTTGGAATATGGCTTGCAGGTTGGTAGAGCTATAGAATCAGAATGGTTTAAACACGATAGCGGAACTTCTCGTTATTACAACACACAAAGTAGGTTTCACGAGTTACGTTTATACGCAAGAGGAGAACAAGCTATTCAAAAATATAAAGATGAATTATCTATTAATGGTGATTTATCTTATCTTAATTTAGACTGGAAACCAGTTCCGATAATTCCAAAGTTTGTTGATATAGTAGTTAATGGCATATCTGACAGGCTATATGATATTAAAGCGTTTTCACAAGATCCAGTGGCCTTAGAACAAAGAACAGGTTATATTGAATCTATTGTTGAAGATATGCAAACAAAAGATTTTAAACAAGAAATTTTTAATACAACTGGTATTGATTCTTTTAATATAGATAAAAACAAAATTCCTGAAACTACAGAAGAATTATCATTGCACATGCAGCTTGATTACAAGCAATCGGTAGAAATAGCACAAGAAGAAGCATTAAAAAATATTTTAGATTTAAATAAGTTTGATTTAGTTAAAAAAAGACTTAATTATGATTTAACCGTGTTAGGTATGGCTTGCGTTAAAAATAGTTTTAACACTGCTGAGGGTATAAAAATAGAATATGTTGATCCTGCTAATATAGTATATTCATATAGTGAGTCACCATATTTTGATGATTTATATTATTTTGGTGAAGTTAGAAGGGCAACTATAACAGATTTAAAAAAACAATTTCCAGAGTTAACAGAAGAAGATGTTAAGGATTTAGAAGAAAAATATCAAAGTGCTAATTATGACCAACATATTTATTACCCTGAAGATATAAAAAATACTAATTATGTTAACGTGCTACACTTTGAGTACAAAACATTTCACAATCAAGTTTATAAACTAAAGGAAACAAAAACAGGTGCACAGAAAGCATTAAAAAAAGACGATCAATTTAATCCACCAAAAGATCAAAGAGCAAGATTTGACAGAGTTTCAAGGTCTATAGAAGTATTATATTCAGGTGTTAAGATAATGGGGCACAATAAATTGCTTGACTGGAAAATGTGTGAGAACATGACAAGACCAAAGTCTGACATAACTAAAGTTCAAATGGGTTACAACTTAGTGGCACCGAGAGTGTATAAGGGAAGGCCAGAGTCTTTAGTTAGTCGTATGACTACGTTTGCTGATATGATACAACTAACGCACCTTAAGTTACAGCAGGTAATGTCACGTGTGGTTCCTGATGGTGTTTATTTAGATGCTGACGGTTTAGCAGAGTTAGATTTAGGCAACGGGACTAATTATAATCCTCAAGAAGCACTAAACATGTATTTTCAAACTGGTAGTGTTGTAGGTAGATCATTAACACAAGATGGTGATATAAACGCTGGTAAAATACCAGTACGTGAACTACAATCAAGTGGTGGTAATGCTAAGATAGCTAGTTTAATACAGTCGTATAATTATTATTTACAAATGATTAGAGATGTAACAGGTTTAAATGAAGCTCGAGATGGTAGTAAGCCAAATGAAATGGCTCTTGTTGGCTTACAAAAAATAGCAGCAGCTAATAGCAATACAGCTACTAAGCACGTTTTAGATGCTAGTTTATTCTTGGCTCTAAAAACAGCTGAGTCTTGCTCGTTAAGAATATCTGATGTATTAGAATACTCTAATACTAAAAATCAATTTATTAACTCACTAGGTAAGTTTAACGTAGGTACGTTAA